CATTTTCTAAAAACAAAATTAAAGTATCATAACTTGATAAACTGCTGAAGGTTAAAGTAGCAGCAGAGGTAAAATTGCCGCTAGATAATTCTGATACTGTTAAATTACTGCCAGCAGGTGCAGCCCATTTAAGGCCTAGTGTTTCATTTGAGTCAGCAGTAAGGACTGTGTTATTGGCACCAATCGGGATGCGAGCATCTGAGGTACTGAAACCATAAAGATCACCTTTAGTAGTCAATGGAGATGTTGCACCCACTTGAATAAAATCATAAAAAACCGCTGAGCTTGCAGAGACAAATTTTAAAATACCTGCATCATATTGCGGCAAAATTAAACTACCAGCTGTATTTACTGTTGCAGTGCCGGCTGTAATTGTACAAGTGCCACTACCTAGGTTTTGTATTAAAATTGTATCGCCATCACTAAAAAGCCCAGTATTAACAGTAATTGTTGTAGCACTGGTAGATGTCATTGATATTGCGGTGCCTGCATCTGCAGCTACTAAGGTATAACTTGCAGTCTTAGCTGAGGCCGCACCGCCATTCATGGCAGTTTGTTGTAATGATGTGAGCTGACTGGCCAGTAAAACTTGTCCGGTGGTAAAAGTTTGTTTTGCCATGTCTCTCCTAGTAACTTAAACTATCTTCATCTAATAGACCATCAACGGCTGAGTCTAGCAAAAAACCCACCGAAAAAGGCTGAGCACATGAGAATGTGACTAAAAAAGAATTTGGGGTGATCTGATACTGCACTCCGGCAATAACACTATCACTGACTACATTGCCTGCAGGTAGGGTTTGTGTGACTTCAATAGGATTGAAAATGTCAAGCTCTAAAGCTGCAGTGACTCTAGCCGGATCCTCTTGGCCATAGGCATCTATAGTCAAAGAGTTAAGTTGTATATTGACACCTTGCTCTTTTCTTGAGGCAATAATCATTTGAGCCTGATTTAAAGCATCTGCCTCAGTCTGCATAATGCCTGATCTAACCCGGCTGTGTTGGAAATAATCATCAATGCTTGTGGTATCACTTGCGGTTTGACCAGTAAGACCGGCTGGAGTGACTGTTACCTTATTGATCATTTGATAATCAGAGATGTCAAACTCAACCTGTTGATAAGTAATATCTCCAGACAAAGGTACATCTGAGAATTTTGTAAGAGTGCCACCTGAGTCTGTAATGATGTCTGTCCTTGACATAAACTTAACAAAGCCTCTTTGATCTACATACAAAGCTCCGGCCTCAGTCTGCTCTAGCTCTTGCAGAGCTGCTAACAAGGATCTTGATGCACCGGTGTCTGCCTGGACAGTTGTAGTAGCTGTTGTAGAGATCTCTCTCATAAAAGGTGGCCACTCTCCGGCATCCAAAAGGCTAGTCACTCTTTGAGCTGTAGTTTGGCCGGCAGTACCACCGCTGACTGTAGTAATTGTGGTCAGATTTAAGAGCTGAAAACCATCAACACAATTAAGAGTTACATAGGCTGGGTCAAATCCAGTAGGGCTCTGATAAAGCCACTCTTGCACATAAAAAGATCCCAAGCTATAAGTCACACTGTTAAAACTGGCAGTCATGCGGATTTTGCGCATGGGTTTAATTTTGCCAAACAAAGGTGATGATGTGTTGGCTGGATTGAACTGACCAGTCTGATCTACAAAGACAATCTTGGCACTGCCGCCAACAAATGAGTCAGATGATCTATTAAAGGCACGCCTGATATAACATTGAGTCACAAAGTTTGTTATATCTACAACATCCGCTGCGCTTGTACCTAATATCGCAACATCTAAAGGTGTAGCTGGATCATCCAATACTAAAGCCGGATCAAACGAAGCTCCGTTACTAAAGTCAATCTCAGCTTTAAATATTGCCGCTGGCATTATCTACCTAGATTACTTAATTGTGTTACAGCTCCAGTGCGGTTTAAGTTATACAAAACATCTTGGATTACTGATTGCAATTGACCCTCTGAGATAACAGAGCCGGCAACATTGACAGTCACTCTTGTGCCCATGCTACCCATTCTATCTAATGGGATTACTGCCTCTGCTCCGGCCTCACCAATAAGAGCTTGTGTAGGTCTTGTAACAATGCCGCCATCTGCTAGAGGTACACGCCTTGCACCTGTCAAAGGATCAATGTCTGGGTTGGCTCTAAAGTATGCGTCTGCCTGAGCTGTTAATCTTGCACTAGCACCAGCCCCAGATCTAGCACCGGCAACAGTGCTACCACTGGCAATTAATTCCTCATATACATTTTTAAAAATTTGATCATATTTTTTTGGCTCAATAATAGTTGGGGCTGGGATTGTAGCAACCGGTTTTCCTACTTCGGGTATCTTGACTTGACTTAACAAAGCCAACATCTTTTTAATTTCTTCATTCGCTGCAAACAATTCTTGAATGTATAAGGTCACACCTACAGTAGTTATACCCCATTTTTTAGCAAGTTCATCTATTTCTCCTGTGGTTATTTTGCCATCCTCAATAACCTTTAAAACATCCGCATATCTTTGAGCTTCATCAACAGCTTCTTTTGTGCCGTCTCTTAACTTTTGCAAAATCTTCACACGCAGTTCATCTTCGGCATTTAACTTACGGCTTAAGGCAGCCTGTAAATTGATCCGGTCTAGGTCAAAAAGGCTTTCAATCTCAGCCTTCTTTTTTGATAATGCAGCCTGGGCTGTTTGCTCTTTTGTTTGCGCTTTTTGGCGTGCCAAAATATCAGCCTGTATCTTTTTTATCAATTGATCCTGTGTTAGTTTTTTCTTGCCAAATCTTTCTTGTAATTCCAAAGCATCAATAGTTTGTTGTGACAGTCCAAGATAACCCTTAGCAGCCAAAAATTGCTTTTGTCTAACTTTAAAACCTTCCTTGCCAAGATCTTCAAAGGTTGTGTTTAAGGCAGTTAAAAAACCTTTTTCACTAACTGTTTTGCCAAAGCCTATTAAGACATCACCAACACCACCGGCAAGAGACTCTAAAACTAAACCAAAACTTTTTAAATTATCTGTTCCTTCAACTATGTATGAGGATGCAATCAAAAACCCATTGCCTAAAGTCTCAGTAGCTTCTCCGGCACTTATTTTAAATGATTTTAACTGGCCTTCAAAAGTTTCAGTAGATGCCTCAGCTGCTCCAGCATACTTGTCAAGGTTTAATAATAACTTTTCAAAGCCCATAGCTTTGGCTTCGGCGGCTGTAAAGCCAACACCCAGATTACCTATTGCTTTAAAATTACCAACAGCTGCCTTTGTAATCGCATCAAGGACTGCCCCTAAATCCGCTCCGCTTCCAGCTGAGATGTCTAAAGCTTTTTGTAACAGAAATTGTGAGCTGTCAAGATCTCCGGTTTGTGCAACCAATTGTCTCAAGGCCGGGACAAGCTGATCTTCAGTAACATTTGTGACTCTTTGTAAATTGTCTATAAAATCTTTAACATTGGGTAACAAGCCGCCGGCACCAATGGACTCTAAGGTCAAGCGTAAAGATTTATCTAATTTTTCTTGAGCTAAGGCAGCGGTTATAGAGCTCTTGCCAAGTTTCAGTAAGGCAAAACCGGCACCTACCGCACCTGCAAACAAACCAGCTTTTAAAGCTTTTTTGCTTACAGCTACAGTCTTATCAAAGCCCTTGAGCTCTTTTGTAGCCCTATCTAAACCCTTTTTATCAAACTTGGTTAGAAAATTAACTACTACATTCTGACTTAGTGCCACCATTAATCCTTAAAGTTTTCGCCCAGGTATTTTTTTAACACTGTCACAAGATTAGCATTGACTTGCAATCCTAATTGATATGATGCCTTGTAAATCAGTCTTTTCTCAGCTGCCCCACCTGTAGCATTTACTTTAGCAATAAAAGCATCACTAGCATTGCGATTGCGACTTACTCTCCTAGTTTTGCCCCTACTGCGTGCAGTACCAAAACCTGCTAATTCATAAATTATGCCGGGTACTGATTTGTTCACTAAAGCCAAAGCCGTCACTGCAAAAGTAGTACCTTTGATCCTTTGAACTTTTGTTTTGGCACTGGTCACCTGTATGCCTGCCCTTACCTCAGCTTGTGACCATTGCCATCTTGATTTGTTTGTTTTGCCATAGGTGCGGCCTCTATGTTCAGTGTCATACGCCCATCCCCAATTTGTTGGGTAATAAGGTTTGGTCTCACGCCAACCTGGAAAAGGTTGAGATGGCACAAAACTTTCAGCCAATTTTTCAACCGGCTTGACTTGTTTTTTTAATTCTTTTCTAAATTCTTTTTGTAATTCAGGCTCTATTTTTTTCATGGTAGCCAAGATGCGATCAAGGTCTGCTACATAAACAGCCTTTAATGATCTATCTACCTCAGCCATTATTTACGCCTCATTGTCTTTGACTGTTGGCTTCTCTCTTGCAAGATTGCTTTGATGGCAAGATAGATTGCCGGATCAACCTCTAATAAATCTTTAGGGCTGATACCTGTAGCCACCGACACAGATGCAATCTCCCATATCTGTCCATGTCGGTCTAGCCATTTTTTGGTTCATACAACAAATCAACATCTGCATACTGATTTATGTAATCATCACCAAACTCTTTGTCTGTTTTGCCTGCTGCCTTTTCAAGAGCATGTGCAAACCACCAAAGATCTGACTCAAGCTGTAATTCACTTAATCGCTTACGCCATCCTGTTTTAAACTCAGCCTCAAAGCCGACCTTAACAGATGGCGTAAGTTCATAAGTAACTTTTTTGCCGTCTTTCTTTGTTATTTCAATCTTGTGCATGTCCCACCTTTTCTTTTAGCTTGTAGCTTTAGTTAAAGCTGTAACTGGAAAAGTCACACTTGCTGTAGCTGCGCCGTCTGTTGATCCTGAAATGGGTGTCCATTGAGTGATCAAACATGACATGCTGTAACTTGGATTTGTAGCTGTAACAGTGCCGGTGACTGGTATCAATTTGATTGCCAGTTTTGAGCCTATTGCATCTTCAAATAAAGAGTTCACTGAGGCTGCCGCAAAATCGTTGAACAGTTCTAAATTGACAGATGATACTTCAACTCCACCTATCATGTTTTGTACTGTGTCATTCATGGCAGTTATAGTCACTGCCTCAACTTCTCGGTTTAAGCTTACAGTGCTGACAAATGAAGATATGGTTGAGGTACCTACAATGACAGCTACTTTATTACCCATAAATATGGCCATATTTTTCCTTTCGCTAACCTATCAACTCTACTGCGTACTGATAACTTAGGTAGTCAATACTAGCGGATGTTATTGTGCCTGGAGATGCAGACACAACTCTTAAAGTTTGCACTGCACCGCTTAGTGTTTTATCAGCCTCAACAGCGGCTTTAATTGAGGTTGAACCGGATGAGCTGAGTAGCCCATCCAATCTTGTTTGCCCATCTTTTTCACTCATCCTGCCAACCATCACAATAATATTGCAAGTGGCAAAATCAAAACCTCTGTTTAATGTGTAGTCATAGTTCATAGACAATTGACCAATAACTGCAAAAGCATTATTGGTTGGCACATTTGTAGAGTCTGGCACATAATCTAAAACCCTTAAGCCTGTGATCGCTGTAAGAGCTGTCTTTAAATTTGTCCTAACTGTACTAGGTACCATTTAGGCTATTGCAATCTTTTGATAAGCTCTAATCATCTGTGATACATCTCTGCCTACTGGAGACATGCGGATCACTCCTAGATCTCCAAGACCCAGCACTCCACCGGGAGCATCTTTACGCTTGTACAAATCAGCTGTAAGTATTAGGCAGGCAACATTGACATCACTCGGTACAGATGGCCAGCCAAACTTAGCTGTTACTTGTACTCCAGGGCGCAAGCCGTTTTGTGTTAAGCCTGGGAATATAGGCCAAGACTCGGTGTTAGATACCATGGTCAATTGAGTAAAAGGTCTGCCTAAAGCCTCAGCTGTAAGCGGATCCATAATAAAATCTGTGTTCAAAGTTAGTGTTTTTGTGTAGGTGCCATTGCCGGCTTCATCTACTTTTACGATAAGACCAGTAGTGCTACTAATGTCATCTGTATAAACAAACACATCTGAGTAGGCTCTATAAAGGCGGACTTGGACTGTACTGTCTGCATAAAATCTGCGATTAGCAATCTTATCAATTGAGCGTGAAGATGACTCTATTAAGGTTTCAAGCAAGGTGTCATCTGTACTGTCTGAAATAGACAAGTAAGCCTTGATGCCTGCGAGTGTTGCGTATCCATTTGTTATAGCCATGGTCGGTATCCAAAATCTGTAGTGCTCTGGGACATTAAGCAAACTCCAATTCTTAAATACCGACCATAGTTAGGATCTAAGCCCTCTGGAAGGGTAGAGGGCTTAGAAGCTTTACTTTAGAAGCTTGGTGTTGCCAAGCCGGTGCCGTTAATTTGTGCAATTGCTTTTGGATAACGCTCAGCTGTAAATGCTGACATACCGAATAGCACAATGTTAATTGCTACCTTGCCGTTTGGCTCTTCAAATGTCACATAAGTAGGAGCATTTGTCTCTTCAAACAAGTGACACTCATTTGTATCTACAACAAAGATTGTGTCTTGGTTTGTAGATGCGCCAATATTTGTCGCAATGTTGGCATCAACAATAATTGGCAAGCCAAGGATTGAATAGCCGCTTGCACCATACGCAGGTGTGCCATTGCCAGTACCCATTGCATTAACTGGGTTATAGGCGTTTGGTACAACCAATGGGCGGTTTTGACTATCAACACCGGATAGGAAAAATCCTAGTCGGCGAGGGTGCATGATGATTGCGTTTGGATTGACATAGATGTTGCTTTGGATTGACTGGATCGCATCTGCAATCTTAGGGTACAAACCTGCAACTGTACCTGTGGTAGCTGTGTAAGTTATTAAGATACCGCTGGTCATTGTCTTTAGACCTAGAGGCTGTCCATTTGAGCCGGTGCCGTTAAGGATCGCATCATCAAGCTTGGTGTTATAGGCTCTAATTAAATCACCTAAAACAATTGACTCAATGTTGTATCCACGCAGTAAGGCTTGCTTTGATACTGACTGTTGGCCTGCAATTGTATTTACATCAACTGTCAAGGTTGTATCTGACATGTCTTGTGATACGGCGGCTGTGTTTTGAGATGTTTGATACGCAGTGGTAGTGCCAGTGGAAATTTTTGACAATACAACAGACATGCCTTGTGCCGGCAAAGTGTGTTTGCGTGCTGCATCTGCGAATGGACGACCAGCTCTAGCTAGTGGCGCATATAGATCAACAAGGTATTGGGGTACGACTAACCCTGCAAACGAAGATGTACTAACTGCACGCTTCTCAACAGCCATCTCTCTTTGGTGGCGTTGGATACGCTCTAGTGCATCACCATCTGTTTTGAAATGGGACTTTAGTGCATCTGTCATAAAGTCATTGCCAGAGCGTGTTGAGTAGGTTAGTTCTTCACTTACAACAGTGAAGCCACCGGCTCTTGACTCTTTCTTTGGCTCTACATTGGCATCAACCTTGGCTGCTAAATCAGCGGCCTTTTGGTTGCGCAGTTCAATATCGGACATCTGCTCAATTCTTTCATCTAACTTTTTTACTTCAAGGTTTAATGCCTCTACATTGGCAAGTTCAACCTCTGATAGATCTCGGGACTCTTCAGCCGCACGCTCTACTGTTGATGAAATAAGAGCAGTCTTTGTTTCACGCTTCTCACGCAGAGAGGCTAGAAATGTATTAGACATTTTTCTCCTATAAATTAGTTTGGTTTGTTTGAGAAGGTGTAACACGCTGCTAGGCAGGGTTAGGTGTTCTACGATTTATATTATATCTGTTTTTTTAAATTTTGTAATATTTGCACAGCTGTGTTGTATCTAGGTTTGTCATCTTCATCTTCATCATAATCTCTGTCTTGGTTCACTATGTTTTCTGACCATGACTTGCCTGGATCTCCACCCCATAATGCCCATGCAATTCTGCCGTTTGATGGATAACCCTCTTCACCTGGACTAAAACCCTCAGCTTGTTTATCTACCTCATGTCTTGCAAAAAAAGATACCATGCGATTGACAGTCTCTAAAGGCAGATCTTTACCACCTGCAATATCCCTACCTCTAGCAATACCAACCTCAGTGCCACCTCTGCCAAACTCTCTACGCCAATCAAGTCCTCTTTGTGCCTCTGCCCTCATAGCTGCTGTAGGTGTAAAACTTACGGCTCTTGACTGATCTTTTTGTTTTGAATACCTTGGATGATCTGAATGTAATAAATCATTATCACCTACATACTTTGGATTATTCGGTCTGCCTGTCCTAGCCAATACAAGAAAAGCATTTACTCTGGCCATTGACCACGCAGCCCGGCTTATGCCTGGCCTATGTGATGTTGAATATGCACCTGACCCTCTACGATAAACCGATTTAAGCGCACCTACTCTGACTCTTGTCCAGTTTGGTTTATCGGCTTTTGCCATTGCTTCATTATGTTCATCTGCCTTTGTTTGTAATGCTTTTTCTGTAGCTGCATTAATTGTTATGTCACCTGACTTGTTAGCTGCACTACCAGGTTTGTTTTTTTCGCTACCCTCAATTTGATCTTTTTCTGGAGCCAGGGCATCTGCTCTATCTTCATTCATTGCCGCCCAGCGATTGCAATAATAATTATCCTTGACATTAGCATTCCATAAATCACAGTAACCTGCCTCATAAAAATAACAGTTCGCACAATTGCGACCCTCTGGCACATCTTCACTTGTTGCCGGTCTGTAGTTTTGTGGTAACTCTCTTGTGCCAAACTCTGCAATGTTTATAGCTGTTAGCTGCTCATTAGCTTGAGCTTCGGTTTTGTGGCAGCCGATTAGCTCATTGTTTTCATCTTTTACTACTGCATAACCTTCGCAGTCCGGGTGATTACTTACTACGCTGTATGGCATTTAGAATTTTCTTCGCTTCATCTAATCTAGGTGTCATTAGAGGTGCACCTTCACGCACGCCTGAGACAGCGGCTAAATCTCCATAGGCTCCAAAGGTAACAAGTGAGACCTCTGCTAAATGTGCCTTGATGCGCTCCATAACTCCATCTGGTCTTTTGCGGTTTTTAATTGGCATAAAACCAATAGAGAGCTGATCCAAAGCTCCATCTTTGACTAGCTCAAGGGCTTCATCACCCTCTCTTGTTTTTGAAATCCTAAACTCAGCATACAAGCCTTCATCTGTTTCCCTTAATAATGTTGCCCTACCCAACACATTATTTTCTCCATGGCCACGCAAAAGTTTTACTCGGTGCGGTGCTCTAATAACTTCGGCAAAAACACCTTTTTTAAATATCTCAGTCAGCGTGCCATTGATGCGCTGCTCTTTATTGTACGGCACTGCTATACCAAAGATTGTGCGCCCATCACCACTTGCAAGGCGTAACTGTAGATCTACAGAGTATTGTCTATTTTCTATATCATTGTTCATCTATCACCTCTTGTACTTGTGCGCTTGCATCTGTTTCATCATCAAACTCACCCTCTTCATAATCCATAGACTCAAGGTTTTCTCTATCTCGCACTTCATCAACAGTTAAAAATCCGCTAGACAGTGCGGTTGCGTAGGCTGCGTAGCGACTAGCTGTGTCTGTCTTAAGCATTGAGTCATACTTAAATTTAGCAGTTTGACCACGCACTAACAGATCTGAAAAGGCAGCCTCTATTCTCTCTGCTATTGGCTGGATTGAAAACTTAATAAGCTGTAAATTTTCCTGTTCAACATTGGAATAGGTGCGGCTGCTATTCGGTGCACCTAAATAATATGCAGGCAGTCCTAGGATGTTTGCCGCCTCTGTAAGCCCGGCGGTTTGTGCCTCTACCAATTGACTCTCAGCTGCATTGCTACTTAAAACCTCAAAGTCTGTTGATGCGTTCATAACTACCGGCGATCTATTGCGTGATGAGTACATTGACATCCATGCAGACTTTAAAGCATCTGCCTCTTCACTTGTCAGATCTGGGTTAGCTGATTTAATAACAGCTGTAGGATTTACGCCGCCATCAAAATATCTAGCAGCATATTCATTGATAGCAATTTCCTTACCTAAAGATTGTTTTGCAACAGCTAAGATGCCTCTGCCAACAAGATCACCGGGCATTGTAAAATTCTTAATATGAAAAATCTCTGATCTATCATAAACCTTTTCATCAATACGATAAACTATTTTGCCTTTGTCTCTTGATACTTGCACCCGATCAGGTGCGACAGGGTAAAGACTGTCTGGATAACCATTAGCACCCGGCTCACCTAACACTGCAATATAATTACCATCCATCAACAAACCTGCAGCCATAGCTGCAATAGTTTCCATTCTTGTCTCTGTTGGATTAGGTCTAGCTAAGATGTTTGGTTTAGGCATTACCTCTCTACCATTGCGATATGCACACAGCTCTAGTGCGCCTATTGCATCTGCAATTAAAGATATACCTCTAAAGATTGCAGGTATGCCAAGTGCAGTGCGACCATCTACATAAGTGCCTGCGTAGTTGCCTTCAAAAAATCTGCCGACTCTACCTAAAGAGTCCACATAACCGCTGGATGTATAAACAAGGCCGGGTTGTATCTGTCTCTTGAGTAGCTTGCCAAGCATTATTTACCTCTAACCTCTAAAGCAATGCCGAATAAAATTAAAAATACGCCGCCCAATAATACTCCAGAAATCAAACTAAAGGATGCGACACCTAAGACTATCAGTAAAGATCCTGCCACTTGTAAAATAGTTGATATGTATTTCATTAGTACATCTTACTCCTTGCCACTGGTCTCTCTTCGATTTTAGTCACTACTCCATAGCGTGCCAGAGTTACCGCTACAAGTGGCGTTATGTTTGTTGTGCTCTGTCTATTCCATGCCCATGAGTCTCCAAGCGGTCTTTTGGTAGAGCCAAGGATTGCAGCTCTTAGGTTTGGGTCATCTATGTGACAGATTGTCTTAGCTTGTACAGCGTCATAAAAAGATCCACAAGCTCTTGCATAATCTCGCAAATGTATAGCCATAACCCCTACATCTTGTTTTTGCAGCTCTGCAATAAGTGAGGCTGCAGGTGAGCCTGTATCTATGACCACCTTTGTTTTATATCTTTTACACAGTTCAATCAATTTAGGCAATACCCATGATGTGCCTTCTTTACACTCTATGAGCTCTACCGGCGTGTAATGTAAAACCTTGCCACTGACTGCAATCGCAGCTCTATCTCGCTCCCTAGATATATCTACGCCAAAGACCACTTGATCACCTAAAACTATGTCAGTCCTTGCTAGTGCATCCCAGAGCTCTGTTTGAATAACCTGCACTGCATCTTTAGCTGGCCAAACATTCAGCCACTCTTTTGTAAAAATCTCTGGACTGTTGGTCAATGAAGCCTCTTTTACAGCTTCAAGCAAAACCCCCTTCTCTTCATGTAAGGATGGAATTGCCTGGTACCAGACATCTTGATCCATATAGTCAAAATCATCTGACAAAGGCGACCACTCAAACCAAGCTAGTTTATTTGTTGGCTCTGCTATCTCTCTGTGTCCAAGTTCCCGGTAATGCTCTAACAGCTCTGACTCGCCGGGTCTGCCTGCATTAGACATAATCCAAAGCTGTCCATTGCGTTTTGTTGCTAATGTTGGTTGTAGGTTTGCAATCAAAGACAATGGATGTGTCAATGCTTCATCAATAACCATAAGATTTAAACTCAAGCCTCTTGCACCTTTGTCATTAGGTGTTACAACGCCATAGGTTGATCCATTGCGCATGTAGATCTTTTCATTGCCATTAGTCTTTGAGACTCTTGCAATACGCTTTGAAAACTTAGGTGACATCATAAAACTTAATAAATGCTCTTCCCATTTGACCTTGGCCATATTGCGATCCTGAGCTGTGTAGGCAACATGTCTTTTGGGTTGTAGTAGCTCATAGGCAATGCGTGTCTCTATTAGTTTTGACTTACCGCTTTGTCTGCTCACTTGAGCTGCAACAGTGCGGTATTTATACATGCCGTCTTTGTCTTTTTCTAAACCTACATCACAGACATACTTTTGCCACTCAAACAAACTAAAACCTAAGAGCTCTGCTACAAGTTGCATCTTGTCGCCATCTGTATCACAAGCTTCATCTCTGATTGATGCCCACCTTGGTGGACACTTACTTAAAAATGTCATCTGCCTCTGGCAAGCCGCAATAAGTCCAGATCTCTCTAAGCTCTCTGGATATGGATGGAATAGTGTGTGTGTTTTCGCCGGTCTTTTCAATAACATCCCAGGCTGTTGCCAACCCTAATAAAGCTACCTGTGTTACACCATCAATATCTACACGCCCCTTTAAGGCATTATTCATTGCAGCTGTATGTCTGCCGGTTACAGGCTTACCACTTACGACTGTTTTTAACGGCTTTCCTTTTTTTGTTGCCATAGGTCGCTCCCTTGGAATAGTTGCAATGTGCACAAGCTGGCCTTAGAGTACCAACCCAAAGCTCTGGAGCTGGGAAGGTGTCAATAGGTGGATCATGGTCAATAGTCGTAGCTGCAGCCTTTTTGCAGTAAAAACAGGCCGGTTGCGTAGCCAAAATAATCCGGCGCATTTGTTTGTAATGAGCGTTGTATTTTCTACTTTTAAGGCTATTCATAACAAAATTGTTATCTTTTTTTTCAAATCACAGCTTGCTTCGGGGAGAGAGAAACGCAGAAC